CTAGAATATCACGTGCTAGTGAACCTTTGTTTGCAAGAACTGCAACGTTTTGTTGGTCAGAAAAGAGTGTGAGCCAAAGTAGATATGCAACCGATGTGGTGGTCTTACCAACCTGACGAGGACATTTCGTAATCGAGAAACGATTTTCGTGGTATGTACGAATCATTTCCTTTTGGAAATCCCACATACGGAATGGCATCAAACCTTCATCAACGTTGACGATCTTGATGTATTTCATGGCAAAATACACCGGATCTTTAGCACACATTATGTACTCATCAACTTCTTCCTGTGTATATGCGTGTTCAACCCCTGCTTTTTTTAACAGCGGATTATCACGGTATGAATCTTTATTATTAATCGCCATTCTTTGCTTTTAATAGCTTTGAAAGTTCTGAGGTTGAGCCTACGAAAATAGCTTTGTCTACATTGACACCAGAATCATTCTTCTTGATGTTCTTTAGTTCTCGAATGGTCTTTTGCATGACCATTAATTTCTCATTTGCTTCTGCTGTGTTCTTAATCAGAGTTGCCACAACTTCGAATGCACGTGGGTGTTCTGTCTCTGATGCAATAGCAAGGAGATGGTCGATTGCTTGATTACCTTTTACCACCAAATCTTTGAGTGTCTGTCTAGATTCTTCGTAATCTTTGTCTAAGTCTTTATCTAACGACACAAGACCTGTATTTGGTGTTGAATCCATAATAATTGGTTTCATTTCTCTGGTATCCGATGTGGGTGAATAATCAGGCTTCACTTCCACATCAAATATTTCAGTCATACTCTTTTCAAATTTTGACATTTTTATGTTATGGCAGCTTTAAATACCATAAATCCTATTACTGGTGATTCTGGAGGAGATGGATCATTTGAGTTATTTCGGAAAGTAATAACTGCGGAACCATTTTGTGGTGTTGCTGTAACGTCATACAGAGCCATTGTGCCACTAGAGATATGTGCTACATACACCAAATCATTTGCTGTTATGAAACTGTTATTGAAAGTGAATGTGTCTGAATATTCGGCTGGAGTGATAACGTTATATAGTGTTATTCTACCAGTCAAAGCATTCAATGTCACTGCATCTGTTCTGGAACCAGTTTGTGTAACTTGTCCTCCAGTGCCTTGTTTGTAGCCCATGCCGGCGCTTGTGATTGTTGAAGTTGATGTTACTACGTTTCCTGTAACAGTCAAATCACCAGCTAAAGTTCCTGTAGTGTTAGCAAGTGCGTTGTTAGCCTTTGCAAAAGCCGCTTGTGAATATGTGTTAACAGAATTGGCGGTGTTGTATGCTGAGTTAGCGTGTATTGTGATATAGTTTCTGAGCGTATCAACTTTAACACTGTTTGTTGACAGTGATACCGTATTTGCAACAGGAATTAAAATACTTCCAGGTGCACTGGAAATATCATTTAAATTAGTTAATTCTGAAATCTTTTTTGACATTTTTTATCCTATTTGTATGACTATATCCTGTCCGTCTTCGGTAGTTAAATCTTCTCCAATTTCGGTCAACAGTGGTTGATACAGAATGTTTTCTGGGAATTCTGTGGTCTGGACTGAATATGTATAATTGTTTGGCAAGATAACATCGAACGGATTTGGTTGAACCTGAATGCTGACCAATTTAACTGGTGAAACTTCAAATGATGATGGTGACCAAGTTGAATTTGTGGAAAGACCCTTCAATGAAGTACCAGTTACAAAATGTCCTGTAGTATCTTTCAGTTCCAATTTTCTTGTATCTGCATACCAAGACACCACTTTTCCTGTAGCTGTTGCCGTTTCGTAAGAGTAACCTTGATATACCGATTCACCCACTCTGTAATCACCTAAACCACCAGTTGCCATTTTTGCAATAATATTCTTATGCTCTAATGTATTGTCATCAAAAATATTTGTTATTGCGGTTTTAATTATCTTTGGTTGTGTTACGGGACCGTATAGGTATCCTTTGACGGTAAAATTAAGAGTCCAAATAATACTTCTTACTTTTGAATTGTAATCACCTTCATAATCAACTTCATTCGAAACAGATTTCAGAACGATAGGTAATTGTTTCACGATTCCCATTTCAGGAACCAAATTAACATTCACTGTATAATCTGGTGTAAAATATGGAAGTATTTTTTCCATAAGTTGAGCACCGTCCTCGATGTTTCTTACATATGCAAAAAGTGAAAAGTCAAAATCAAAAGGTACTGGATTGTAAACAGCAAGATTTGCGCCTGTGCTACTTGAGTGTGAAGTTGTTTTGCTATTCGTATTCAGTTTTCGTGCGGCATCATAACTCATGTTTGTCATTTCAAACGACATAATCGGTAGAGTTACTTGCACTTTTTTATCGAGAGAAGGATCACCTTCTAAACGTGAGACATACTTTTCTTTTCCACCATAAAGTATTGGAACCAAAAAATGTTCCTTTTCGTCGCCAGCAGAATCGTAACGGGCCAATTTAATATCGTTGAAAAGATTACCAAATGCGATAACAACTTTTCTAATTATTCTGTGATATGCATAACTCATGTTGGTGTACCAAATGGATTAGATTCAGACAGGTCAACAATAGTGTCTGCTTCTGTTTGAATGTTTTTGTTATCGTACATCTCACGTTCTTGTGGGTCTGTTAATGAATCAACAGCGTTTGCAACAACGAAACGTGCGCCACTTGTATTGCCTGTGAGTAATTGGTTGTTTGCAAATGTTCCAAGAAGGTCCGTAACTTTAAGTGTACCTGTTGGACGGTCCCAATATGTTACTGTACCGGATACACCAGTTGTATTTGCAGAAACATATTCACCAACAGTAAAGTTGTTTGATGCTGAGTTTGCTGTCACCATCAGTGTAACATTGTATGCATCTTGGAATACTGTTTCATCAACACTTGGAATACCAGTGTCAATAGTTTCTTGTGAGTATTTGAATTTCTCAAGTTCCAACTTATAGAAGTATGGATACTTGTTACCTAAAACATAGAATGCTTCGGAGAAGTTTACGTACTTAATTTCATACAATTCACCAGTCTGTGCCAAGAAAGGTATGTAAATTAAATCACCTTCACGTGGTCTAATGTATCGGTCTTGTGGCACCCAACGTGCGAATGAACGTTTTGAAACAATCACAGACATGTTGTTGCGTATTTCAAGACCAAACTTTGAGAAGAACTCACGTTCACCTTCGTAGCCATCCACGTTCGTGATGTACAACTCAAGTGGATATGCGGCAGTAAATCTCTTTAATGGGTCTTCACCGTAAATCAAATCTCTAGCAGACTCATTCACATTTGGAATGTAATAGCAATCCACACCATTAATCTTAATGGTTTCAATCATCAAGTCTTCTATGAGTCTTTGCTCAGGACTTGAATTGTAGTTATTGAAATAGAGATTAGTTGCCATTAGTTAAGATAAAAATCTACCGGTAGTTCGTACTTAGATTGAATTTCAAGTTCTAGATTCTTGATTTCTTCTGTTGCTTCATCAAAAATTGCTTGACCATTCAACACAACACCACCCGGTAGTTGAACACCGGCAAACTTCTTAAGGTTGGTTCCCCAATTTTTCTTGATGAGTGCAGTCGCATATTCTTTGAGCCAACGATCATTCCAGACTGATGCGTATTGTGCAGAATCAATCATTGCATAGCATTCGGCAATAACAACTGAGCCTGCTGTAACTGCTGTGCCCCATCCCCAATCACAATATAGTTTGTGCATGTGACGTTGGAAACGAATAGGAACTTCACCAGTAAACAGAAGTTCTAGTGAACGCAGGTGTTGCATTGTGAGTGTATAATTTACATAGGATGCAGAAGTGAAGTCATAGAGTTCGTTCAGACGAAGCTGGTAACGAAGGTCGAACATGTTGTTTGTGTTGATTGAATCTGAGAGTGGAAATACTCTTGTCACACCAACAATATTAACAGCATTGTTACCTGTGTCTAACGTAACAGAAGGAGACATATCGATGTATTTGTTGTTTACATCTGTTTGTGTTATTGCTTTGATGTAATACACTTTCTGAAGTGCATCAAAATGATAGTCTTGCCAATATTGAAATGCATCATCGATTCGGTCTTCCACCTGATCGTCATCAACGTTGATTTCGATGGTTGGAAAACCAAGTCTGCGAAGGCAGTATTCTTTAAATGTTTGTCTGTTGGTTACTGATGGCATCTTTTGTCCTTATTGTAAGGTATTTATTACACCAAGGGTGTTGTTGTTTTTATGGGTTCCCAAGGTAGACGGTTCTCGGTAAACAAAGCCTTTTGTAATTCTCGATCTATCACCAATTGAATATGTGATTTTACACCGTCAAGATTTTCAAAAGAATTTTCTATCCAGTTAACAACTTCTTCTGGGGTCAAATCTGCAAAAGGTATAAAACTTTGTGCCTGTGGATCGGATAATTCCATTTTCTGTGGTAGTTCGAATGTTTGGTTGTCTTGCTCACCTTTAACAGTAAACTCCACATATTTTACAACATCGTCCATATCACCCACATTTGCGGTTCTAATTGCGTCTATTGTGTAAGTGAATGTTGCGGTGTATATTGTGCCGTTGCTCATTTTATATCCTTATACATCTATCAATTTTGAAATAAGAGAT